ATGCAACCGTTTGTTTTATATAACTCTGAGCAACGAAAAAAAGTTGAATTTGTACCTCGCAAAGAAGGTCACATCGATATGTACGTCTGCGGTATGACCGTTTACGACTACTGTCATATCGGGCATGCTCGAGTTATGGTTGCATTTGACTACATTATCCGTTTTTTACGTAGTCAAGGCTGGAAAGTCCGCTACATTCGCAACATTACCGATATTGACGACAAAATCATCAAACGTGCGAATGAGAATGGTGAAACAATCCAACAGCTCACCACGCGTTTCATCGATGCCATGAATGAAGATGCAGCGAACTTAGGCTGTTTAGCACCAGATGAAGCACCTAAAGCGACTGAATATATCGACCAGATGCAAAACATGATTGGCAATCTGGTGAATAAAGGCGCTGCTTACCCTGCTTCAAACGGTGATGTTTATTTTGAAGTCACCAAATTTGAAAAATATGGTCGTCTCTCTGGCCGTAAGCTTGATGACATGCAAGCTGGTGCAAGTGAGCGTGTTGATGTAGAAGTTGAAAAGAAACATCCTTTTGACTTTGTGCTTTGGAAACATGCAAAAGAAAATGAACCGTCTTGGGCATCTCCTTGGGGTAATGGTCGTCCGGGTTGGCACATTGAATGTTCTGCAATGTCGACTTGCTGCCTAGGCAATCACTTTGACATTCATGGGGGCGGTTCAGATTTAATGTTCCCGCACCATGAAAATGAAATTGCGCAAAGTGAAGCTTCGACTGGTGAGCAATATGTAAACTACTGGATGCATGTTGGCTTTATTAACGTTGATGGTGAAAAGATGTCTAAATCTTTAGGCAACTTCTTTACGATTCGTGACGTAATGGAGAAATTCCACCCAGAAGTGATCCGCTACTTTATTGTGTCTTCACACTATCGTAGCCCTGTGAACTTCTCTGATGTAGCACTTAAAGAGGCAAAAACTTCTTTAACTCGTTTCTATCATTCATTTAAAGCTTATCAACAAGTGTACGGTCAAACGACAACTGAAACGCTTGATCAAAGCTTTATTGAACGCTTTAACAATGCAATGTGTGACGATTTCAATACTGCCGAAGCAATGGCTGTATTGTTTGAACTGAACAAAGAGTTAAACCGTGCTGTAAAAGAAGAGCAAGCTGACCAAGCGACTGTGCTTTATTCGACATTACGTCACCTCACCAACATTTTAGGTTTGGTACAACACAATGTAGACGATTTCTTAAAATCAGATATTGGACAAGATGCACTTGCTTTGTCTGATGCTGAAATTGAAGATTTCATTCAACAACGTGTTGATGCGAAAAAAGCAAAAGACTTTGCTAAAGCAGATAGCATTCGTCAGTCTTTACTTGAGCAAGGCGTAGTTCTTGAAGACACTCGCCAAGGTACAGTTTGGCGTCGTGCTGATTAAACGTTCAATTAGATCACAAGAGTGTTGACACTTTAATGAAACACTCTATAATGTGCTCACATTGCGGGAATAGCTCAGTTGGTAGAGCATAACCTTGCCAAGGTTGGGGTCGCGAGTTCGAGTCTCGTTTCCCGCTCCAAGATTCAAAAACCACTTAATTCGAAAGAATTAGGTGGTTTTTTTATTGGCTATTGGTTGGCTTTGACTACTCAAAATAGTCAAAATTCGCATTAAAAAACGCTTTATATTTCCGTTGTGACACCACGAAATTTGGAGTGTTATTATGCAAAAGCTGGTTAAGCGCGGAGACGCGTGGCGCATCACTGTCCGTTATTTAGGTAAACATTATACAGCTACTCGAGATACTGCGAGTGAGTGTGAACAATGGGCCGCTAAAAAATTATTAGAATTACAATCTTAACAGGCTAATCCTGAGTCTGAAAAATCCATATCCCCTTCTATGCCCTTTTTGAACAGTACTATCAAGAAGAAGGCAGAAAAATGAAGAGTGCCCGCTTAATTGTTCAAATACTTAAATGCCTAAAGAAAAATTGGGGGAAATTAGCAGATGAATCAATTCACGACCTGACACCAGCATTAGTTAAACAATGGCGTGATAAACGGTTAAAGCAAGTTAAAGGTGCAACAGTCATTCGAGAAATGGCTATGTATAGTTCAGTTTTTGACTTTGCACGGAAAGAGCTATTTTTAACGAAAGAAAATCCATTCAAAGAAATATCCAAACCTACTGCTCCTCCTCCACGTAATCAAAGGATTTATCAGAACCATATAGATGCTGTTTTAGCTGGGCTCGATTATGAATGGGGAAAAGTGCCTGTTCAGCCAAGACACCGAGTTGCCTGGTCATTTCTATTTGCGCTTGAAACTGCAATGCGTAAAGGTGAAATACTTAGTGTAGAGAAGCGATTAATATTTCCTGATTTCATTCGCCTGTTAGATACTAAGAATGGTACTTCTCGTGATGTGCCTTTAACTGCTAAGGCAAAAGAGCTACTTTCTTGGCTACCAGACGAACCTGACGATAACCGCATGGTTCCTCTTACATCTAATGCTTTTCGATTAATATGGCAACGTAACTTACGCCGAGTTGGCTTAGACGGTGTTATTACGTTTCATGATACACGTCATGAAGCTATTACCCGTTTTGTTCATGACTACCGTTTACCAGTAGAGATTCTGGCTAAGATTACAGGCCATAAAACGATTAGTGTTTTGGTGAATACTTACTACAACCCTACAGCTTCCGAAATTGCCAAGATGTTGAGTGCTGCATAGAAAAAGCCCCTTAATTGGGGCTTTTTATAAAGAGCTAAAATTTAAAGTTACTTCTAACATTATTTACTATTTGGTCATCTTTTTCCAAAGGCTGGCTGTAGCTCACAGGCTAGATCATCTTCAATCAATTGAAGTAACTCTCTACTTACATCATATTCTTTAACATGAATTTGATATTGACCTGTAAACCAATTATTTAATCTCAAAAGCATAGGTACGTCTATCAACTTTTATTGTATGCTGTTTTAAATGTTTTAAAAGGACAACTATTAATTTCCCGAATTATATAGATTGTAGACTTAATATCCTTAATTTTGTTTAACTCATCTATATTGTCTAAAAATATTTCACGGATAGGAGATGCTTTTTTGCCTCTTCACAATTAGTTATTAATTAATCTAAGTAACTAAATTTTTTCTAAAGAAATTAGTTTACAAAAAAATATATAAATTTAGATTAAAACTATGAAAATGGTTGAAATTTTATTAAAAATCTTGCAAATATCATTAATATGAAAGGAGATTTATCCTTCTAGTTATTAATATCTTATGAAATTTTCCCTTGAAAAATATAGCTTTTAACTACAGAATTAAATTTAAACTTTAAAATATAGCGAAGCATATGAAATTAATTACTCTGATTTTACTTGGAAGTGTATCGACAATTGCTTCCGCTTTTCCTGACGGGAATTTAGACTCTTCAGTCTATGTTTCAGATTCTACAACTTCCATTGCTAACTCTACTGTTACAAATGGATATAAATCAAATAGCTATAATAGTTATGGAAATAGTACTTATAGCAGTAATGGCTCAAGCTATAGACATGAAGGGAATAATACATATGGTACTAGTCCGAATAATTTAGGATCTAGTTATACAACATATGGTAATACAACATATGGTACAGGTTATGAAAATCAAGGATATACCTCTACTCAATATAGCGAAAATTCAAGATCTTACCGTGATTCAAATGGTGCTATTCACAACTGTATAAGTGTCGGCAATACTGAAACTTGTAATTAGTTTTTAAATGAGCCCTCAAATGAGGGCTTTAAAATATTAGTAATCTATAAACAGTACTCTTTTTTGAATAATGCAAATGGCATACTTTGACGAGAACCTAAATTTTTACCTTTTAGTGCATTTGCGAGTTTATCAGAAAGTTCTTCACTATTTTTCACATTAGTTGGAACCCATGAATATTCTTGTTGGCTTAGGATCTCATAAAGACTACTTTTACCTGGTACAAAATCATATTTATATTTTGAAAATACTTGATCATAGAATCCTTTACACACCCTGTATTTATCATTTTTAATTTTTTGTCGATCCATCGCGGTTGAGAAATCTAACAAAGATCCATCTTTATATTCAAATGAGTACTTTTTACCATTTAAATTACTTTGAGAAGAAGTGATTTTTATCCCGGAAGATAGTTCAGAAATATAAATATTTAACGCTTCTGAAAATATTATAGTCTCTGTATTAACTAACTTTGAAACATCATTGAACTCATAAATCATATAATGAACTTCTGGATTACTCATACCAAACCAAGCACCACAAGTCCTCGACACTATATAAGTTTTATTTTTTTGTTTGTAAATTTTCTCTAAGGTTTCACATTCAGGAGAAATTTCACTCTTAAACCCAGAATTTCGATTGCTATTCTCAATTCGAAATGGATATTGCTGAATATATAAATTGGAATGATTATTTGAAACTTTATATAAGGCAATTTTTTCAGGATATTCATTTTCATTTTTTATGAAATTAAAAGGCTTAACTTCAACAGCATATGTAAGACTAATCTGTGTTGTGGCCAAAGCAAAAATGAATCCTTTAGATAAGAAGTTATACATCATAAATCCGAACTTTAAAATATAAGCTAATAATATCTAATTTTTAATAGAAGGTTATCTTGAAAATGAACTATATATTTTAAAATAGAATTAATTAAGTAAGAGGCCCTCCTCAGAGAGCCTTCACACAAATACCGACATTTACATTGCTATTTATCGCATGAGCAGTGCATCCTGATAATAAAAGGCACAACGCTGTTAGAACCAGTGCAAACTTAGACCGCTTACAATGAAAGACTTTCATACTATGAGATCCGGTTAGCAATCCAACCATAGAAAAATTGTTCTTGGCTAGGGTTGCGTTCACAGATTTCGATATAGCGCTGACCCTGCATAATATTAAGCACACGCAGTAAAACCACTTCCCCATCTTTCCCACGCTTGGCCAAATAAGTTTTTAGAGCATTTAGGGTAGCTGGGCCATAAATTCCATCTACCGCAAGATCTGACCAACCGCCCTTACCTTGATTATTCAGCAAATTCAAAGCGCGTTGTAAAAGTGGTTTAGCAAATCCGGTACCGCAATTAACACCAGTATCCAAAAGCTCTTCGGCCACTGCTGAGCTGATTGTATTTACTTGGTCAAATCGCACGTATTGGTAAAGTGGTCTGCTTAGATATGGACTGAATTAAACCGGTACCACTCGCCTTATCCTCTACGGCCATATAACGAAACTTGCCAATCTTTGTGTTACTGTCCTTGTGTTTATTGATAAAAGCTTTAGCTTCTTTCAATAGCTCTGGTGCTTCCCATTTGCCACGCTTCACGTCAATGATGTAAAGGTTATTGTCATAGCCAAGACCAGCACATAAGAACACTGAGAAGTCGTTATGCTCTTTTGTCTTTTGCGCCGTATCTGCCCAAATCGCCCGCCATTTAAGAAGTGGTAATTCCTCATAACGGCCAAACCATTCAGCCTTAACCAGATCACCACCCAGCTTTTTAGGGTTTTGCATGTATTGGCTAGCAAAGGTGTACCGCGACACTGTGGCACCGTCTTTATCTTCCCCACCTTTCTCCAGCTGCAGCAAAGAAAGTAAAGATTCCTTTAATGGCCAGTAGCTTTGTCGGCCTTTCGCATCACGTTCAACATCTCGCGGTATTTTGCGTTGTATATGCTCAGGTAATTTACTGATGTACTCATCATCAATAAGCGCGGGAATACTGATCTGTTCCCATTCACCAGGTACGTTACACGTCATCACAAAGTTAGTCGGATCTTCAACGTGCAAACGCTGCATGATCAGAATAATTGGGGTATCAGATTTAGCTTTACGCGAATTGACCGTATTTAAGATCTTACGATTAGCCTTACGTCTTGCGGTCTGACTAAATGCATCCTCAGGCTTTAATGGGTCATCAAGAATGATTGCACCAGTAAAGCCTTCATCCGCTAATGTGCCGGCACGGCGACCTGTGACCTGCCCACCCATTGATGCAGAATAAACATGACCAGCGTCATAACCTTCGACGGTAGTTTTCCAGTTTGATTTAGCATCCGTGGCTGTTGAAATTTTTACTGGCCATAGATTTTGAAAGTCTTCCGACTTAACAATGTTCCTTGCTGTTGCTGACACATCCTCAACAAGTGACTGCGAGAATGACAAATACAAAAACCGTGATCGAGCATTACGTGCTATACCGCGGGCAATAAGGTTTGTAAGTAATTCAGTTTTACCGCTACCCGGTGGAACGTTAATCACTAAGTTCTTAACCTTCCCCGCAATAACCTCGTCAATTTTGTCGGCAATATATTCATGATGCCAATTGACCGAAAACTTAAAGCCCATACGTGGCAAGAAAAAACGGCGTGTAAAGAATAAGTGTTCTTTCTCACACAGCTCTCGCTCTAGCTGCATTTCTAGCAGCTTAGTATTTACCTTTGAGTTCATTTAACACCTGCCGTATCTGTTCAGGCGTTGCAACAACTTGGGTTACATTCTCACTTTGGAGTGGACCACCACCAGCGCCGGTTAGCTCTTGTTTATTCGTATACTGATTCCCCATTTCCTTGGCTGCTTGTTCAGCAAACCTAGGTATCAACATTGGGTTATCCGGGTATTTATCGACCAGACCTTGAAGAAGTTGTAACCGATACCGCTTATTAGCAATAGGGATTGCCTCAAGTTCTTCATTGGCTTTACGGCGACATACAAAGAATAAATCTCGAAACTCTTGGCTTAAGTCTTTTCCGATCTTCTTTGTTGGATCGTATGCTTCACATTGTTGTGGGGTTACATCTACATTAAATATTTCTTTAACCGCTTTAGCTGCCTCAGTGGGTGTTTCAAATTCGGCAAGCATCCTCACGATGAATAATTTCACCTTCTTATTAATACGTGCCATTTCAACCATTCCATCTAAGTACATCTAAGAAGAATGGCAAAAAAATTTAAACCACCTTCAAGTAACAAGTGCCACATGCGTAGTGAACATCTGCTCGCGACATCTCAGGTCTAGTATTCGCAGCCTCAACCATTCTTTTGACATCCTCACTTGCACCATATCGACGTACAACGCCTGTAAACTCTTCAACATCATGTCCTTGTATTGCTAATTTAGGCATGCCTGTTTCCCTGTTATATGCCGGTGTTCCCCACTCGTCTTTCTTATGCGCTATGTGATAAAGCTCATGTTCAACCAGAGCACAAAAGTTCACATCACTAGCAATCCGAGAATATGAAGCATCAAAAGTAATGAGATATTCAGGAATATATTCAAACCACTGGATGAATTGTTCTTCTTGTCGTTCTTTCTTCCAGCCACCAACATTGATCATGACTTTTTCAGTAGTACCGATAACCTGACGTCCCTGCTTTTTAAAGCCAGATCTAGCCCACATCACAGCAATATCGGGATATCTAAAGGACCGTAAGTGCAAATGGTCTGGATTAAATAATTTTGATTTTGGATCTAGAAACACATGTTTAATCCATTCCCACATTTCTGGAGCTGGTGCAAAGTTTGGTGTATCCATTTCAAAAAGCCATTCTGGAGGCATTGGACGAACAGGAACATGAAAGCCAACTTCGTTTTTCATAAATTAAGTCCAATAAAAAACCACCTCAAAGGTGGTTTTTCAATATTAAAACTATCACAGCAACTTCCTGTAATTCTGCTTACCGCACTCATAAGGAGTACCAATTAATTGTTTAGCAATATCAAGATAAGACTGATTTTCTTTATCGAATTCCAGATTCATTTGTTCACGAGTGGTTTTCTCTTTGGCTAATTCTTGAGATTGTTCAAAATTATCATTATAAAATTTTTTAATCTGCTCATTTGCCTTAGCAAGATCACAAACTGAATTTGTAAGTTCTAACTGCTCTTTAAAGTTAAGTTGTCTTTCCTCTGATAGCATTCCCAATGCTTGAAATCTATTGATAGCATCTGCACGTGCATCAAATAGCTCGGTGGCCTCTGTCAAAAACTCTAATTTTGATTTTGGATATGCCTGAGATGAAACAAGTCCTAAAAGTAACAAACTTATTGCTAAATGCAATTTCATATTAATCAACACTATAAGGAGATAGATTTATTGATAAAGTATATCGTTAAAGAGGAAAATAGTTTTAAAACAAATTACAGTAAGTGTTTATAACTCTGCTTACCACATTCATAGGGTGTATCTTTTACTTCTTCTAATTCTTCAAGTAATTTTTGTCGTTCAGGTGGGAAAAGAGTTATAACTTCCTTATCCTTCAATCCAAAAAATGCTTCATTTAACTTCATAAATTCTATTAGGGGTTTTTGTGTCTTCCCTAGTTCACAGTAAAGATCAGCCAACTTCATTTGATCTTTAAAGTTAGCTTGTCCTATTGTATGAATTTCACTTATATAATTTATTAAATTTTGATCAGCAATTCGATAATTTTCCATCAATTTTACATAAACTTCAATTTTCTCTTTGCCTAGTTTTTCAGCATGAAGATATGTAGAACTAAAGATAATAATAAAAAGGAAAATTGAAAATAACTTCATTGATATTATTCTTAAAAATTTATTGGATATGAATTATAAACCAAAAGCCCCGCCAATAATCGAAATTTAGCGGGGCCATTTTATGCCGTAATACACACTGCAAAAGTTATTAGAATTGCTTTTATAACCTTTTTCCTATTACTGCGTTTGAATCTTACGAAACGAGCTATCAGCATTTTTAACTGTAGTATTAGCATTCGCTATTGACTGTTCAGCTTGGCTAATAAGTATTGAGGTTTTCGACTTCTTTTCAGGTTGAGACAAAGCATGATAAGCAAAGTAAACAACTGAAGAACCAACGATGGCTATAGCTAAGATCTTTAACATAGGCTAATTAAGATTAAATTTTGCGCTATTTTAATAATTTGTGATGAAATTATCATTATTTTCGGAAAATTAAAAAATCTGTAATATCAAAGCTCTCAACTAAAAGTTGCAAAAAACATACAACTTGAATGACTACAGTCGCTGGCTATTCTCATAAACCCGCAACTATCCATTAAATCCATAATTAAAAAACCCGCTTCCAAATAGAAGCGGGTCACAAAAACAAAAACTTTCAGCGCAGTATTTGAAATGAATCATATATGGATATTCATATATATGCAACTACAAATTCAATGATGAAATCCATAAAAAAACCACTCTTATATAAGAGTGGACTAGTGAATCTCACTAAAACCTGAAATCCTAAGCTAGGTACGCTTAGTATTTATATCTTAATTGGTATTTAAACCATTAACAATAATCAGAACTCAAGCGTTTTCTGACACTTGTTGTAAGTAAAAAGCTAGTTTTTAGGTGCCAATAAATTTCAATTGAGATTACTTGTCTAAGAGGTACAAAAGGGTTCGATCAACTTTTCTCTCTTTTCTTTTTTGCTCAAGTTCCTGTTGATATTCTTCTTCTGAAATTACTTTTCTATTAGGTGTAGATTCAATATATGGTGAATAACCCCTATTATTAGCATACCTATTTTCTCTGTAATATTGTGATTTATCATAATCAGTCATATTCGCCGTTTGTAATAGAATGTCATTACTTCGCTCTGCCCTTCTAAAAATTTGATTTGTACGATCTATTTTTTGTTGATTTGATAACTCAAAAAAATTAACTTTCTCACGACTGTTATTATTTTGAATCCCTTCATCTTTAGCAATTAAGATAGAAGGTTTTTTTTCGAAAAAATCATCAGCACTGTACGCTGGGCTAATAATTAATAAACTTAAAAAAATTAGTAATATTCTAATCATAAAATTCTTATGCTCATTACAAAATATTGGAATACATAAATTTTATATAACTTTAATAAAAAATCTATTGCTCCGCATCTTATTCTTTTGGTTTTTCCTTTACTTCTAAACAAACTCTTAAGCTTATAGAGTCCATAAAAAAAGCCCATCCTTCGATGAGCTTTTAAATATCTTACGTGATCTTTATTTACACTTCGACCACTATAACGCAAAAATAGCATTTACCCTGTACAGGGTCAAGTTTTCTTATAGATTCGAAAACATTGATGCACGTATTTATTATCTTTAGATATACTCATTAGGAAATATTCATGAAGATAAAAACAACAATCTTCATCAACTCAAATAAAGAGAACTCCATAGATGAATAAAATCTTCCTATCCGTCCTTTTATTATCTTTATCAGGCTGCGCTGTTTTAATTCCCCCAGCTTATAATCCTGGTGCTGTGATGTCACATTTCAGAGAAGGACAAGCGAGTAAAGACTCTTTCTATGTCAGCTATAAAGGTGATCGTGGTAGCTCACCAGAACAAGCAAGAGATTTTGTTGTTCTACGCGGTGCTGAGTTAGTCATGCAAAATGATTTTCGCTACTTTAAGATTCCCAAAATGAATCAAGGTACTCTTGTGACCTCAAACTATCAAATTGCTTCTGGGGTAAGAAATGATACCTATCAACCTATGGTTGAAGCTCAAATCGTAGGAGTAAAAGAACCTGGATCAGATACGGAAGTCTTAGATGCCATTAAGGTAGCGAAAGCCTTAAGAATTAAATATCGACTCAACTATAAATTGACGCCATTAGAGCTAAAATATAGCCAGTAATTTCTTGATGAAGAATAGTTAGATAACTATTTTAAGTGCTTATGAAATCTCAAGAAGTCGTTGCTTCAGTTTACAAGTACTAGGATAAAATTTTATGTGTCCTTATAGACAAGCCCTACCTGAACATTCACCATATTGCATGGTTAACATATGGTGAACCAGATACAGCCATGCAGTATAAAACAGAATTTAAATTTTTTATAAATCAGTAATATGAAACACAAACTCAGTATAGACTTTGCGATATTAAGCTCAATAATTTCAATATTTCTTTTTATTGGCGGTTATTTCTATTTAGACAGTTATACCGATTTTTTTGGATATAATCAGACCTCACTTGGATTTAGCTTTCAAGATTATTTAATCTATGGATGGATAAATAACCTTCTTACTCTATTCTTTATCTTTGTTGTCTTTATATTAATCTCTTTAGTAAATACCCTCCAAGAAAAAGATTTATATGAAAGCACTTCAAAGATTATTTTAGGTTTTTTTATCTTTACTTTTCTTGTAATTTGGAAAATTCTCTCAAAATTTTGGATTTACATTGTACTTATCTTCCTGATAAGCATATCTAATTATCTAATATTTCTTATATTCTTGCCTTTAAAGAAAATTTCTATATACCTCTTAAAAAAATTGGCATTAATTTTTGAAACTATAATAGATAAATTAAGACCTTTCTTTTCACCAATTTTGCAGCAAGTAAAAGAAACAGTTGACTGGAAGGGCGAAGATGAAAAGGAAGAAGTAGATAATGCTATGAGTATTTTTAGTTCCCACTATATTTACTTTGTCTTATTCTACTTAATATTTATCGCAGTACTAATTTATGTTATCTATGTTGGGCGAGTTGGTACAAAAGAAGCTCAGAAGGATTTTTCTGCTCAAAATTTCCAAAATATTATAGTAAAAAATGAACTTTTTAATGAATGGGTCAAGAAAAGGAGCTTCACTATTAATTACCCAGTTTCTGCAAAATTGCTACTCTGTGGCTCAAATAAGTGTCTGGTTGGTATTCCTTACTCCAATATTAAGAACAAGAAATTTGAGACTATTCCAACTCAACACAACTACTTGATAATGACTGTTAGCCCTGATCAATACATTATCATTAAATAAATTGACTTCTAGAAATTTAGTTTATCAACTATAAAACGCCATTAGATTGATGGCGTTTTAATTAACATCCTTTCATATGTAATAAACGGAAATCTACAATGCAACACCGCCAAACCGCACTTCACATCGTTACGTGCATCTGACTGAGAACGATCTTCTCGTACCATCTCAGGCCATGACCGCTTAACTGGTCTCTACTTTGTACGTATCGGCTGGACTGTTTACGCAGCTAATGCAAATGGCAGTGTGCTGTACACTGTAAAAGGTGAAGTGAAAACACCTTTAAATGTTGAAGAGTTTAAGACGAAGCGCCCTAAGGTTTATGCATCCTTAATGAATGAGATTAGCTTCCAGCGCAAAAAAGCATTAGCAACTGCACTGCAACTTAACAACATCCCTTCATATGACCGCAAAGCTTATAAGAAGAAGCGCGGCTTTACAGGTTCAAAATAAGGATAAGAAAAATGAATGCGGCAATTAATCCAACCGTTTTAAACAATGAAAGTGCTAACCACTTTGAACAGTTAGCAGCGATTAGCGTATCTGGACATATCGAAAAGAAAAATGGAATGTCTTATCTGTCTTGGGCTTGGGCCGTGGACAAACTCATGCGCATAGATCCTCAAGCTAACTGGGCTTTCCGTGATCCAATGACTTTTCCGGATGGATCAATGATGGTTCATTGTGATGTCACCGTGTTTGGTAAAACCATGTATATGTTCTTGCCTGTCATGGACTATCGGAATAAAGCGATTGCTAATCCCAATGCTTTTGATATCAATAAGGCCATGATGCGCTGTCTAGTCAAAGGCATTGCCGTACACGGTTTAGGTCTATACATCTATGCGGGTGAAGACTTACCTGAGGAAGAAAAGACTCAGCAAGCAGCTCAACCTCAACAGCAGCAAACACCACAAAACCAACAACACCCGAATGCAGCCCAACAACTTACGGCTGAATTCCAGCAAGCATTACATGCGATTCACCATACACAAAATGAGGCTGACCTCGGCACAATCTATAAACGCTTCAAAGGCACCAGTTTTGAAAGCCAGATTGTGAAGGCATGTAAGGCAAAAAAGGACATGGAGGGATGGAGCGCTTAAGTACCTATATCTTTAGGTATGTTGCCAAACTACATGGTAACGGCACTCTAAGGGGGCGTATTGAAGCGACCTCTGCCCTCCACGCTAAACAACGTGTCATGCAGAGCAATGAGCTGATTAAAGATGCTCATATCTCTTTACTCAAGAATCAGGCTTCAGCCCGTAAACAGGCTTTTGAAGCCATGGAGGAATGTATATGAGCTTCCGTTACTCATCCTCAGCCCGAACCCTGATTGTGTTCGGCAATCTAATGAACCATTACTACGACAATGTGAACCCGTCTCAAATCGATAACTTAGTGGATGAGGCGAAATTTAAAGAAGCGACTTGGAGAAAGTAAAAAAATTTTAGAACTGCGATGTTCTACATGAGTGACTGTATTGCTGACCCTCTGCGGTCACTCTTGAGAACATTGCAGTATTTAGGGGTAATTAGATAGGTAAAAGTATGGGAAAATATATAGTCGTTGTTGAAGCAGAAAAACCACCTCAGGTATTCATTCATGAGATCATCCCTAATGTTGGGAAAGTCATTGAAATGAAAGCTGAGGAAATACCGAACCGTGTTACTGCAGCATGGTTAATGGATCGCTATAGCCTGTCCCGTAAATTGATTATTGATGAGCTTCGACCATTCAACAAAGGAACAGATGGGAAACATCTTTACGATCCAAATGAAGTTATTCCTATCCTTGAGAATTTAAATAGACAAAGGCAGCAACGACAGTCGAGACGGAAGAATTAATATGGGGCTTTACGCCCCTTTTATGCTTTCACCTGTTTCGTTTTTACCATTCAAATAAATAAAAGATAACGCCCTGTCTAACCAGATAAATGTAGCAATCAATAAACTGAAAATGTTGGTCTTCATCAAATGTTAACCATAAATAATTGCAACTATCGCAACTACAGTTCGGACTCTTCATACGATTGGAACCATAATTGCGATATAGGGAATATTTGTTAAAAATCTATTAATATTTTTTAGAAAAATTTATTACAGCTTTAAATGAATCTTTATTTGTATCGAATATAGCAAACTGCTTATCTTTTGCACTTTTTGCAGCTGCACTTTCCCAAAGAACCACTCCATCTGCACCCTGTTTCTTTAAAGTAAGTAATGCATTCGTCATATATATTTCACTCACAGGCGTAATATACGATTTTCCGCCTATAGCATCCCAAGTACTTAAAGATACGAATGGGTAAATTTTAAGATCATATTTATCAGCATACTTTCTAGCTTCAGCCATAGTTAAAGCAGCTTGTGTATTCCAATTCCTTGTGTTCTTTTTTGAATAAAAGTATAGAGTAGGTGATAAAAAATCGACATATCTTGCCAATGACTCATATTGTTTATTTAGTTTTACATATTGATTTTTTTGCTGTTCATTCAAGGGTTTATTAATTTGTACTATTCTTTGAGGTAAAACTGCATATACACCTATTGGAGCTTTGCCATTAAATTCTTTATATATTTTTAACGCTTCTATTATCACAGGCAAGTCATCATCAGCATTTTTTCCATTTCCCATTTCAATATCAAAACAAATAGGTACATTCGGTTCTAGTTTAGAATTTTCTACAATTTTTTTAATTTTTGAAGGGTCAGCTTTCCCATCCGTTAAAATATAAGAAGAATAAACAACATTCATCTTTTTTAAGCCTTTGGACTCAAAAAAGCCAATATTGGTAATTGGAGGTTCTGAGTACTTTATGTTTCCATCTGCCTCTTTTATATGATGCCATCTTAAATATTGATAAATTTCAAATGCATTGGCATTAGAAATTGCCATACTGGAAAGTAGAAATATAAAGAAGCCCTTTCTAAGCATTGCTCAGTTTCCTAAAAGGTATAAATATTATCTAATATAGAATTTAAATATGGATTAAAATAGCTATAATTTGTTGTTATTTTTATAATTATTTAAAAATAACTTTTTTCTAAAAATTAAAAATTTAAGCCCGTTATGTGATCATAAAAGTATTTGGTTTGTTGGACAATTTAGCGTCTTATTAAAAGTGCACTTCATAAATTGGAATGCACTTTTTCTTTCATCTCGTAATTGTTAAACTAATTACTCTCCAAATCGCTTAATATCCCGCCTTTAATTGTAAAAAATTATTCGACACCACTTCGGCACCATTAAAATATAACCTTTTGTTATTTAATATTTATTACAACCTTGCCAAGGTTGGGGTCGCGAGTTCGAGTCTCGTTTCCCGCTCCAAAATTCAAAAACCACTTAATTCGAAAGAATTAGGTGGTTTTTTATTGTTTATAGGTCAATTCAAAATTCGCATTAAAAAACGCTTTATATTTCCATTGCAGTACCATGAAATTTGGAGTGTTATTATGCAAAAGTCGGTTAAGCGCTGGGACGCGTGGCGCATCACTGTTCGTTACTTAGGCAAACGTTATACGGCTACTCGAGATACAGCGAATGAGTGTGAACAATGGGCCGCTAAAAAATTATTAGAATTACAATCTGAACAGGCTAATCCTGAGTCTGAAAAATCCATATCTCCTTCTATGCCCTTTTTGAACAGTACTATCAAGAAGAAGGCAGAAAAATGA